TTTGTTAGTATGTTGATTACCAGAATCAACGTACTTTATATCTTTATCGGTGTAGTATAAATTAGTATAACTTCTATCAATTACTTGTTGGATAGTTGCCCATCCTATGTTTGCGTTTTCAATTACTAACAATGCGTTGTTATATTCAGTTGCTAATGCTACTAAAAAGTTTCCAAAATCCTTTGTATCTAATTTACCTTTATATTCAGCTACCTGAACTGATGTAACAACATCAATAACGTGTGCGGTAGAGAAATCCGAAGCATCCCCTCTAGCGACATCGGCTACTACTATATAAGATTTATTGTAATCAGCATATTCCCATTTCCATAGGTTACCATCGAATCCAGTTTTCTCAATTGGTTCTTGAACATACGTATCTTTATAGAATTGTAAAAGTTGTGGGTCTATAACACTATCTCCAGAAGATACAAAATCACAATCACATTCCTGTGCTGCTCCTTTTGGTCCTAATAATCGTTCTTGCTCATCTCTCCAATCTTGGTCTCTTTCAGGGTGAACTGTCCAATGTAATCTGATTGTGTTGAAATCATTTCTACCTTCTTCAGCTCCTACCCAAGTTTTATGATACCAATTACCCACACCATTTGGAGTTGATAACACAATTGCGTTACCCCCCGTAGATAATGTAGATTGTGCAGATACCCATATATCTTCAATCTTATCAATAAATGCCGCTTCATCAAATACTAATAATGATAACGCTTCCGAACGACCCGCATCACTAGCAGCAGATGTTGCTTTGGCTTGTGAACCATTTGAATATCGTAAGGATAGTTTGTTATCTTCTACTGTTTCCAACTTTAACCAAGATGGTAAGTATTGATTCATTACTCTAATCTTAGTAATTAGATTCTTAGCCACCTCTTGCTTAGTTGCAATAACCAATACATTGAAGTCTTGGTTAAATAACATTTTCCAAAGTGAATACCCAGCGGTTAGAGTTGATATACCAGTTTGTCTGGATTTTAGTATTATATTATAACGATGGTCTTTGAAGTCAATTAATGTATCTTCTTGGAATGGATATAATTGGAATTGTATTTTTCCCCTAACAGGGTGTTGAATCATACAATATTTTTTCATAAAATAAATTGGGTCAGAAGCACACTTCTGATATTCCAACTTGATTATATCCTTCAACGATTGTTTAGCCATAAATTATTTCTTCTTACCTAATGATATCTTCCAATACATACCAGCACTAATATATGGTGATAGTTGTTGTATATTAGAATTATTTTGTACTCCCAATCCTAATTGGAATATTTTATCTTTCTTAGTTTTTAGTAATAACGAACCGGATATGTTAGTAATTACATCTTCTCTATTAAATCCACCATTTAATCCCCAATACAATTGAGTCTTTGGTAATTCCTTTACGATTGATGTATTATAAATTGTTGGAATTTGAAATGTCCAATCTACATCTCTGGAGATGATTGAGTTTTGTGATATATTATCGGTTATGATTCCAAATCCTAAATTTGGTGATGGTTTGTTACCCAATGAATCAGTAACTCCTTTTGGAAACTCATATGAAAGATTTAATGTATCTTTAACTTGATATGTAGAAAAGTACTTTTCTACAATTGCCAAAGTATCGATATCAATCGGTATTTCAACCTCAATTGTTTCAACTTTAGTAATGTATTTTGGTATATAGGTTGGAACCTTTACTTCCTTAGTTACAAAAACAGTATCGATAGTTTGTTTTATTAGTTCATAATCTTTACCATCGACCTCAACAGTTTCTATATCCTTTGTATCTTCGTTATCACAACCTCTCATTAATAACACTACACATAGTGCCATTATTAGAATAGTTTTTAAATCAAATTTCCTTAACCAACTCATAATTCTTATGCTTTAATTTCTCATACGCACTATTACGCTTTTCGATAACTTCAGTAAGTTCCTTCTTACCATTTGCTATATCGGTTTCTATCTGAGCTTTTAAAGTCTGAACATCATCATTGGATTGCCACTTTTCAACGGAACCATTATCATTTACATATTCATGAACGTTACCAACTTCACTAAGAGCTTGATTCCACTTTTCTATAACATCAGTTCCATAATCAGCCATATTAGAATATATCCTATATTCTTCATAGGCTTCCCAATTACCATCCAATTTTATAATAAGTTCTCTTTTTGCTAAACAACCAGCACAATAACCAGTTTTAGAAATTAACTTTTTATCAGAGTTTGAAAATTTACCACTAACATCACAATCATCAGCTTTACATTGATGTAATGATTCAATGTGTTTTCTTAACTCAGACATTACATTTGACATTTTGGATGATTTTACTTTACCAAAATCCTTTTGTTCCCAAACGTTGCCATCCGAATCATTCCAAATATCCCCGACTTCACGTTTGCTTTCTTCTTCCTTTATATCAGAGAATGCGATTTGAGTATTTTTTGCATACTCACCAGTTTGTACCATATCAGCCAACTTTCTACGAGTTGGATGCATGAACTTTCTACTAAATTTTTTACTATCTCCCATAACCTATTATATACTTATATATATAAGTATTGAGTTTTTTACTATTCGTAAAATAAACCAAGTATCTGATTAAGTGGTGCGAACGTTCCGGTTAATTTGAAAGTCTTACCATTGTACACAAATACAATTCCCTCATTAGGAACGATTTTATCCTTACCACCAATTGCCTTTAATCTTTGTAGTTCCATTTTAAGTTTAGCTATCTTCTTTTCATCACCACTCTTTCGAACATCAATGATAGTTTTATCTAACCTCTTTTTCATATCCCTAATTGCCTTATCAGGGTTAGCTGCAAGTACTGAACTCATAAATGAAAGTATATCTGCTCCGATACCTAAGAAGATATCTTCAAATGGTCTAATGTTATCTTTAGCCATCTTAGCATGGTCATTCTTATCAATTCCCTTTGCCCATTCTAATGTTTTAACATCTTCGAAATTCTTCTTATCTAATCTAAATGATTTATCATAGAAAGCCCATCTCTTAACTAATCCCATTAAAACTCTATTATCTAATTTAGTTGGTGATTTCTTAGTTACGAAATCCATCCAATATGCTTGATGATAATTAGCTATGCCATCATTATCTTTTAACTTAAACTTTGATTGTAGTTTTCCTATTTTTGAATTGTACTTTCCTTTTAGAGAAGTTAAATCCTTACTCTTAGGTAATACGTTGATAGGTGGACCTGATATTGTGTATGCTGATTGTACATCTTGATTTACTTGCTTAATCATTCCAGCAAGTATCTTAGCTGCATCTTGATTCTCACCAATAGCGATACCTTCTTCATTGAATTCCATAGTACCATGAAATACTAATAGAGCTTGTCCATATGGTATTACATTTACTGAGGTTGGGTATATTACTTCTAAGTTCATAAAACATGCACCACCTTTAAAGATTTTATCTCTTTGTTTTTCAGAAAGTGATTTTATTGCTTTTGATAAATCATTCATAGCAAAGTTATATGCCTTTTCTAATTCACCTCTACCAGCAAACTTAGTAGCTACACCTTTTATATCCAAAGCGTTTTCACCTTTGTTTTTTAAGTGTCCTTTGTTACGAGCAGCAACTAATCTACCATCTCTCCAACTTACAGCCAATGCTTGTCCATCAGTTTTCTCTCTTGCTAAGTCCAAGTTTCCTTCTAATGCTTTATTTACAATATCTTTAAGTTGACCGAATGTAAGATTGATTTCAGTATCGAAT